ACCCGAGCATCTCACCATTGCATCGGCTCATAAAGATCATTTCACAAACGCTGTGGCACAGCGTACTCCGACAGTATCGCGTAGCTATCGCGTAATCAGCACGCACTTTTTCGGGTAACTCCCACCTCTCAGAAGCGACTTATCGGCTCAATTTCCACAGCATCGAATTCAATCAGGAACTGAGCTTCCGGAATAGTGCGCAAGACGGCCATCGCTTTCGGATGCGAGCCGCTACCCCACGGAAAAGCTCGGTCAAGACTCGCGCGCGCATGCCGGTATTCATCCGCATCGAAGTCGGTCAGCGATGACAATGACGCGATCGTGTTGCGGGCCATAAAGTCGCCAGTCAGGTATCGACCGACGCCATTGAAATGGATCTGCGTGCGTTGCTGCTGATCGCCGCTCGCGAGACGCAGCGTCAAGCGTGCCCTCGACACATCGGTCGAAGACCCTGTGACATGCCAGCCTTCGAACATGTCACTCGTTCCGAACACTGTATCGTCATGGCTTTCGGCGACGCGGATACGTTTACTAACTTGACGCTTGCTTCCCGGCGGACCGCCTGCCGCGTCAGGGTGCGAGGTCACATGGATGTATTGCTTGAGATCGGGCTGGTGGACTGCGAGCAGAGAAAATGCAACGCCGCCCACCTGACGCGCAGCTTCGTCGTCGAGCCGGAAATTTACATCCTTGAGCGGATAAGGCATCGTCAGCGCTTTCTCGATGCGACTGGCAAGCGAATCTCTGAACAACGTGCAGATTATGAGCGATTGGTCATCTTCGTCATACGCGATGACGACGCAGCGCGGCGGCCTGTTCTCCATTTCAACCAAATCCCCTCAAACAATTCGCATATCGCTGCATCGCGCGATCCTTGCACATCCCCCACGAAGAGGGTTTCATCGCGTACCACGCGGAACATTCTTCCATATCGAGGTTGTATTGCACCTCGCATTCGAGCTCTTCGGCCGGCGTCAGGAATACGCCCGCGATTTGTTCAGCGATACCCGACACAGCGTCGCTCAAGCTGAATGGCATAGCGCCGTCCAGCAGCAATGAGGCATTTTCGACGCTATTTGATAATAGATCACCACCAATCCCTGCGCCGCCAATCGGTACCGACATGGAAACGCCGCCGTCTGACGCCATCGCTGAATAAGGCTCGAATGACGGGCCGGCCGCAACGGCCATACGGCGCGGCGTCGCACGCGGCGAAGTCGAACTGCCGCCCGCCGAACCCAATGACGTGCGCGAGATCGTGACGACAACCCGTCCACGCTCTACCGCTTCGCGAAGCACCTTCACCGCATCGTCCCTGCCCGTGCTCGAGGTCACGCGAAGTCGCAGGCGCTGAACATACCCCCGCGCGTTGTGCGATTCGGAGCCGCCAGCCAATTTCGGCCACCTTCGCAGAAATTCCTGCGCATCCAGCCGCTGCTGAACAGTGAGCCCGCCAGCCGGCAACCGCGCCGCAAGCGAGGCCGTTCTTCCCAAGCCTATGTCCACGTTAATGGACGCCATATTTCGGCCCCCCTCTTGGTCAGCACGCGCCTTTCCGCATCCTCTCAGGCAAAAGAAATTATCAGCCTCTTCCCACAGGCAGCCGCATATTTGCGCAGTGTAGCGAACGATGGAGAGTGCCTTTCGCTCGACAGCGACGCCTCCAAGCGTGATACCGCCGACGCAGTCGTACCCATGCGTTCGGCAACCTGCGCTTGCGTTAGCCCTGCCTCTTGTCGAGCCAACAAAATGGCCCGCAACACACCGTATTCATCCTCCAGCGCATCATACGCCGCCCTAACACCGCGCTTCGCCAAGAGGCGCTCGGTATCGTCCGCACTATGCGGAACTGGGTTGAATCCCTCAGCGCGAGCGCGCTTCGCTGCCGCCTTAACCATTTCGTACCTCGCTCAAACGTGCGCGTGCCGTCCGCAGATCATTTTGCGGCGTCTCCTGCGTCTTCTTCACGAACGAGTGCAGCACAACAATGTGCCGCCCGACGTGCGTACAGTAGAATACGCGCCCGATACCTTCCCTACCCTTTGGGCGTAACTCAAACAATCCGCCCCCCATTGCCCGCGAATGCGGCATGCGTAGATCAGCGCCGAACTCTCGCATCAGGTCCAGAAGCCGCAGGTAGTCCGCCAAAATTCCGGCCGGCAATGAGAGGACATCGCGCTTGACGCGCTCGTTGTAATAGATGACCGTCCAATTTTGTTCCATGTTAGCAAATTTGCTATGCCATTGCAAATTACCCGGCCAGCTTATAAGGGCAAGAGCTTCTGTACCGCCGCGCGCCCGTGATCAGGCGACAAGTGCGCGTAGCGTTCCGTGACCGTAATGGAGGAGTGCCCCAACAGGTCCTTGACCACATACAGCGACACGCCTTCCATGACGAGCCACGAGGCGAACGTATGGCGCAGATCGTGTATCCGGAAATTTTCGATCCCGGCACGGGCACACGCCGCGACGAATCCCTTTTGCAAGGTCCCGATTCGCCTCCCCGAGCTGGAAGCAAACACCCAGTCGGAGCCGGCGCAATGTCGCACTACCCAATCGCGCTGATCCCTCAGCGCCGATAGCGCGCCGCTGTTCAGGGGAACCAAGCGGCGCTTGCCATTCTTCGTGTGCTCACATTCGAGCCGCAGGTGCGAGCGCTCGAAATCGACTCGGCGCCACTCAAGCGCAAGCAACTCATTTTTCCTACACCCTGTGCTCAGCGCAAGTCGCACGAAGTTTCGAAGATGCGGCTGCCGCGCCGTCATCCCGGTCTCGAGAATCAGCGACGACGCTTCGCTTCGAGATATCCAGCGGACGCGCGACTCACCACCATCAAGGCCAAGGCTTTGCACGGGGTTCGGCAATTCAGGGGAGTCGTGCTCAGTCCGCACGAAATTGATGGCCGCCGACAACAACTTGAGCTCGCGCTTCACCGTCGATTCGCAGACACCATCCGCGAGACGGGCCGTCACGTATCGTCGAACATCCCCTCTCTTCAATTCTCGAAGATCGCGCCCGCTGAAGTGCGGCTGCAATCGCTTCAGCGAATACTGATCTCGCTGTCCGCTGCGATGCTTCTTCTCTGACATGTAAATTCCGATTACTTCCTCAAAGACCATTTCAAACGCCTCTGCGCTATTGATCCAGTGAATATCGGTTAATTTGTTTAGCTCTTTAATACAATGTTGGAATTCACCTAGACTCGATTTTTTTCGCGCCTAGTTTTCGCGCGTCGATAGCCAGAACACCCCTAATTCCTGACGCCAGAATGCCTGACAGCGATCCAGGGTCGCGCCGGCACGTAACGCCGCTCCAAATGCAGTCTTGAGCGCTTCAGCGGGATCGTTCGAGAGAATGTGACCGATCGGCATGACTTCCGGCACGACAACACCCCGGCTCGTCCAATAGCGCTTTTCGTTGAGCGCATGCTCAGCGAAATCCTTTGTGATGTACTTCGCGAGATAGGCCGCAAGCTTGTGCCGCAGCCCCTTTTCCTTGAACGGGTTTCGGACGTTGATTTGACCGTTCCCGATCCCGACGATGCTTTGCCAGATCGAGCGCAGCACTCGATAGTTCTGGCGGCCCTTGACCGCCACGTGGAGGTGCCATGCGCCCCGCTTTTGACGCTCAGGTGTGGCGACATACTGGAACGTCGACAGCTTCGCGAGACGCCGGCGCAGCGCATCGAAATCGCGCTTAAGGCGGTTCTTGTCCTGCATGTTCTCACGGTACGTCAACGTGATCATTCGATCCGCTCCAATCGCCTTACACCGTAACCGCACCTGCTGCTTCGCACGCTTGGCAGCGTCCAGCAGATTCGATTCAGCATTCTCCGACTCGCCGCGCTTCGCCTTGGGCATCGCGTTCAGGGACAGTGCCCCCATGTACCTGTCAAAGCGCGTCGCCGTCACTTCGACCTGACCATCGCCGAAATTCCGACCACGAATCACCCACTCTCTACGGAAAGGCGAGTAATCGCCTATACTTGTATCGTGCATTGCAACTTGTCCTTGTAATGCGCTGTTGCACCAAGCCCTGAGCGTTGCCGCGTTCAGGGCTTTTCTTTTTCAAGAACACCCTCCGTGTCCTTGCCCGTCATTGCTCTGCGCCAGCGTCCGCGTCCCGTATCCGTTAAGTGTCCCTGATACAAGTTTAGGGGCCGCGCTGCGCGCGGCCCGCCCGGCGCGCTCTGCTGCGCTGGGCGAGCCGCGCGCAGCTGGAACCCCCAACCCTCGCCACCGAACCGCCTACGCCCGCGCCTATCGCGCCGGGAGCGCCCCGCGCGGCAGTGTCGTGCAGAAAGATGGTTTGCCGCCGCAACGCCTCCGCTTACCGCCCTCGCAAATACCCGCTACTCGGTCCGGCGAGCCGCGCTGAGCCGCGCGACGACCGCCCGGACTCCGCACCGCAGCCGTCGCCCTACGCCGCTTCGGCCACGGCCGGACACTCCCAACGCTAGACGTCTGATTTTTCGTTACGTCCGCGATAGAGGTAACGGTTAAACGCCGCAACGTCGTCGCGGAACGATTTCAGCATCAACTCGTCAGCCCAAAACGCCAAGCGCTCAACCACGTCCGCCTTTGATATCCCCGCATCAACCGCCAGCCGATCAAGCGCGAAATATGCCCGTTCGTCGAACGTAAAACTGAATCGGCGTCGTCGAACCCAATCGACCTCATGCACGACTGACGTGCGCGATCGTTGCCCGTCTCTAGCCTTGCGCTTCGACACCTCTAAATCGCGACGAAGCTGCGTCAATTCTTCGCGAAGCCGCTCGTTCTCCATTACGAGCTCGTCATAACCATCGGCAGCGGCCGGAATATTTTTCGTTACCGTAACGGGATTGCCTGATGCCTTGCGCCGTGCGCGGTATGCTGCCTGCCGTTGCGCATTCGTCAACGCTCCACCTTCCTTTCGCGGCCGACCGCGACCGCGATTTTCCGTTACGGGCGCGAGCGATAACGGAATTGTTTTCGTATCTTCAGGCTGGATCATGGCGCTTGCTCCTTATCGGCATTGTTCTTATTTTACGTTACTAGTAACGTAAAATAAATATCCGTTACACGTAACGATAAATAAAATTCGCCGACTCATTCAGATTCGCTGAACCTGCAACACGAGCAACACCTCTGTCCGTTGCTTCGAGCTGGAACGACCATCGAAAAAGCTCGGCAGCCACGAATACCCACTGCGCGCCGTCGCGTCGCGATCCTGGATCAGCCCGCCGAGCACCACCAGTTCGCCATCCTTCAAACGCGTGACCGTTTGTAACTGACGCGTGTTTTTCGTCGGCGACGTGTCGACGCCGGTTTTCGTCGCGACGAAATCGGAAATCTCCTCACGCACCTTCAGCTCGATCACATCGCGCATGACGGTCGGTTCCACGTCGAAAATCAAGCCGGCATCCTGATACGTGATCGACTGAACTGGTGTGCCGCTCGACCCTTGATAGCTGACGCTCGATTGCGTCGGCACCTGTTGCCCAACATTCAGCCGCACGCGTTCGCCCGAGACGATCCGCACGTGCGGCGAACTGACGACCTTGAATCGCGAATCGGCGTTTAGCGCGGATATCGCCGCGTCAACGCCCGGCCCCGTGAATCTCATCGCGCTTGCATCAGACGACGTGTCTCCGCTCGAAAGCCTGAGCTGTCCGCTCAACAGCCGAACCGCGATGCTCCACGCCGAGTTAGCCGAATCGGTATTGGCCACCTCATACACCCATCCGCGCACGACGACCTCACCCGGCGCGGTATCGAGATCGGGCACCAGCTTCCGAAGCATCGCGACTTCGTCACGCGAACCGACGATCACCAGCTCGTTACCGCGCGCCTGCACACCCGCAGCAGCCGGCGCAACTGCAACATCGCTCGCAGTACTGATCGGCGCGCCCGGAACCTGAACGGGACTTGTCACAGCGGACGGCGTAGCAGCAATCGCGGACATCGGAATCATCGACCGCGTGCCGATCACCGGCTCGACCAGACTGCGCAGCGATTCGGCGCTCCGGTAGCGCGGCCGGTAGACGAACACCTCTTGATCGACTCGCGCCCGACTGTCAGCAGCCTTTCTCGCGACGTAATCGACGCCGTTCTTGGTCGTCACGCGGAAGCCGAGCGAATCGAGAAAATCGACCATGACCGCACGTACATCGCGCACTGCGTCATCGAGACGAAACGATACGAGGCGATTGTCAGCAAGCACGTCTGGCCCGAGTACGTATGGCGTATGCATTGCATCCTGATAGATCAAATCGACAACCTGAGCGACCGTCACGAACCGCAGATCGAATGCCGTGCCCGGCACATGCTTTAACGGGGTCGACACTGGCGCCGCGGGAATCTGAATCGCAGGCGACGTGCCAATCGTCGCATCGACTGGCAAGGTCGGCAGCGGCGGCACCGCACCGGCCGCAATTCGACAACCGCTGGACAGCATCAACGCCACGATCAACCCACAATACCGCCTCATTTCGCGCCCCCGTATTGTTCTGTCTTTACAGTCTGCACGCCCGTCCACCCCGCTACCGTCTTACCGTCAACTTCACCCGTCAGACGCGCCCCCTGCCCACTAAATCCGCGCACCGGTACAGCGCGCAACCGGCCATCCATCGCGACCAACGCGACATAACCTACACCGTCGACCGAGTAACGACCGGCGACCCGCCACTCCGATGATTTAACCGTGTCGATAGGGCGCGCAACCACTGCATTGGAGGCAGCCGCCGCGGACTCGACGTGCCGCACCGGTTCTGCCCCGAATCCGTCCCGTGCCTTGTGATAGATCTTCACGGCCAGCACCACGAACACCACGATTCCAATGGGGAGCAGGAACAGCGCCTTGGGAACGACCGCTTGCTTTTTTGTGTGGACTTCGGCGCTCGTATAGAGCTTGAACACCTCTCGCGGATAAGGCCATTGCCGTTTCACTGCGTCTTTCAAGCTACTCGGGTTGTGGCAATGATCCCACTCGTAGAGCATCGCGCGTTTAAGCCCAAACAGGTTACGCACGTGGATATGCCGCCCGACCAGATCGCGCACCGTCTTACTGATTCTCTGCGGATGTTGCGTGATAAGGATGAAGTCAACGCCCTTGTGACGGTGCACATGCAGTTGCTCCACATCCGGCGTCGGCTTTTGGCTTACCGTCGTCGGCGGATAGATGCGTTGCGCCTCATCGATCACGATCAAATCTTGCGCTTCCGCCTTTTCGTGCCACTGACGCAACCAAGGTTCGTCAATCTCGACGTGCTCGATTGCCAGATCTCGAATACCGTCGACCAGCACGCGACGCCCCTTCGCAATTTTCGTCAGCAACCAAACCGCATGCAGCGTCTTACCGCTCCCCGGAACCCCTGTAATCAGCGTGATCATTTGCTGAACACCATTCTTGTCGTAGATGTGAGCATGTAGAACGACACGCGTGCGGATATACCGCCGAGCACATACGCGATAGCGTCGCCGACGCCGCCTAGCGCCAACACGTTCGCTATGTCCGTAGGAATCCCGCCCGCACTCGCTGTCATCCACTGAATCACTTGATTCAGCGCCGCATCGATCCCCGCAACGGTCACAAAGCCGATACCGAGCGCGACCAATACGCGCGTGACGATCGGACCAACCAGCGATACAAGCAGGCTCGCCCAACTCATACTGTCAGCCCCGTAACGAAAATAAGCCCCGCCAACAGTGCTCCAAGCAAGAGCACGAGCGGCCGGAGCTTCGCCGCCAGCTCACAAATTGGGGCATAGTCGAACCTGAGTGGCGCACCGAATACCTCAACCTCATACGGGTGCGGACAGACGCCATTGGTCAAGCCGATCGAAATTGGTGCCAACGAGACGCTCTTCGATTCACGTCTCACGTCGACATCGTTCGCACTACCAAGCGGTGCGCAAGCGGACGCGTCCGGATACAGCGCGCAAAACTTCGGGTCTGGCTTCGGGTCTGGCTTCGGATCGGGATTCGTTCCGGGATTGGTCCCGGGATTCGTACCCGGATTGGTTCCCGGATTCGTGCTCGGGTTCGTACTCGGGTTGGTTCCCGGATTAGTCCCCGGGTTCGTGCCCGGGTTCGTGCCCGGATTGGTTCCCGGATTGGTCCCCGGGTTGGTTCCCGGATTCGTGCCCGGATTGGGGTTCGGATTTGCGTTCGGATCCGGCTGAACATTCGGATCGATGACAACCTGTTTGCCCGGATGCGCAGGTGCCGTAAACAAATCGCCCAACGTAGGCACCTGCTTCGGGTTCTCATCTACCCACGGCTTCACTAGCCCATCGTAAACCGGCTCGTAAGGTAACCCCTTGTAATCCGGGTCGGTTGCTGCACGTTTCCACGTCTCATCCACGAGCTTGGTAAGCGTCGATGACGGCAATGGAATCGACGCAACATTGGGCGGAAGTTTCGGCCAAAGCTTCGACACGTCTTCGGCTACAAGCGACGGCACGATATCGCTCCGATACTGAAACGCTCGTGCTTTGGCTGTCGTGACGTAGCTCTTATAGCGGGTCTTTCCGTCCAAACCAACATAGGCTTGCGATCCGGTTTCCGTGTAATACATCTCGATCGGGTTGCCGGGGATATTGATCGTCGGAGCGAAGAACAGGCGCACCGATGAAACGTTCCTATCATCGCTGGCGCATCCGGACGTCAATCCACAGTGCCCGTTGTAATAATGCAGATACCACATGAACTGCGCGGCCTGATCCAGCGTGCCAGGAAGAATGTCGAAGTTCCCGCGGGTGAGCCAAAAATTGGCGACATTCGAGCCCGTCCCCGGCGTAGTTGGGTAAGCGTTACAAACGGAATCGTTCGGCTGACAGTAGCCATTTCGATAGGTCGGAATACCCGCCTGCGCCGCCCATAGTTCAGGCGCCAACAATTTCCGATATGCGGGATCGACGCCGGCCGCCGGAGGCGATACAGCCTCATAGTGATCGCCGGCACTAGCCGGCACCGCATCGACATCGATAGAAACCGACGTGTCGTTCCACTGCAATTTTGCTAAACCAATCTGCAAAGCAGTACCTAGGGCAATAATGCCCGCGCCCGCCAACAGGGTCGCCCAAACCGGAGCGCCCGCGAATGCGAGTGCAACGCCTGCCCCTGTGCTGACGACATTAAGCGCGGTTGACGCCTTACCCATACCCGCCAGCGTCGCCGCAATGCGTGGATCGTTCGCCGCAAAGCCGCGCTGAATCGCGATGCGCGTGAGAATCGCCGCCTCGGCGCGATTAATAACAAAGTTCTCCACGGGCGCGAGCAGGGCCTGTGCATGCGCTTGCTGATTGCACATCATCGCGAACACGGCAAACAGCGCGATCCACACACCTATGATTCTTCTACGCACATTCACCTCACGACATGACAATCAACGCGGCGGTATAGATCGTCACGACGACCACCGCGAACTCAATGCAGAACCAAAGCATGGTCAGCTCTCCGACGCGGAATCCACGAACCGCCGCAACGCACGCATGCCGAAGGCGATCGCCAACACCAGAAACACCGCGCTACCAACGGCCATACCTGCCTCGATACCCCCGGAAATCGGCGCATCGCCCGTTGCCCCATCGTTGACAAGCGTCAGGTGCACGACTTGCTGCACACCGGCCGAACCGTCCGGCAACGTGCACGGCACTTGAGCGCCAGCGGCAAGCGAAGCGGGAGCAGGGCCGCACGTCACCACATCAATTCCCGGCGCCGCGCGTACCCCGAACACAACGCCAACCAACGCAACACACAGCAAGCGTTTCATTCGATCCGTTCCATGAAAAAGCCCCCGGCGCGCCGAGGCATACCGGGGGCTTGTCGTGTTGCGCTATCAGCGGCCGATGAAGCTTCGCACCGTGCGATAGCCGAACGTCACCGCTGCGACGGCGAGCACAGCACCGCCGACGAGAACGATGTTCGGGCCGACGCCGTTGATCGACGCGACGACCGACGTGACATCCATCGTCGGCGTACCCGCGTCCGCCGCGAACGCGCCCGCGCTCGCAAGGCTCAGTGCTGCTACAAACAGTTTCTTCATTTTCTTTCTCTCTCAAGTTCTAGCCCGGATGTAGACGGCCGCTCTAGTGGGCCAGCTTCGAACGACCGATAGCCCATGACGGGTTATGCGTTGGCGTTCGCCGCCGGCTTCGCTGTCGGTCGGCCGAACGGAACGAGCGAGACGATGCGCGGTTCGAGCTTGCCTTCCATCGACTGCTGAAGCGCGAACTCTGCGAGGTAGTCACCGGGCGCAGAATCTTTCAACGCGTTCGGCAGGTTGATCGTTCCGACGAGGATTTGCTTTCCTTCGCTGGTTTCCTGTTCGAGCACGCATTGCGCCGTATGGATTTCCCACGGCTGGTTGGTGCGCTTCGAAATTCCGCCGCGCGGGACCACTTGCAGAATCGTCAACTTTTGCTTGCTCATCTCGGTTCCTTTGATTTAGGACTGCTATTCACGTTGAACGGAGCCATTTGTCTCCGCATGCATGCGCGACGAACGCGCTAATCGAAAAAGGTGGACGCTAGGTCAGCCGTCCACAAAACACCGCGCTATCCGAGGGCCGAAATAGCGCGGCGTACCACTGGGGAATTACGCCCTCCTACGTCATGCGAGCGATAGCGCTCGACGGCGCACTGACTTGAACGGAAATTAATGTGAGGGACTCAGCGCAGCGGCCACGGCGCGACAACTCCGAGCGGGCCTTGCCGCGTGCACTTTCGGCACTGCGAGCCGTGACGGCGACAACGGCAACGCGGTTGTGACCGCACTGCGTGTAGGCATGGACTTGGTATTTCGGCACCCCTACCCCCGTTTGATTGTGATATGGCCCCATCATCACGGGGTTTACCTTTCCCCATGGGCTGTTAGACTGCGCACATTACCTGATTGGTACATGTACCGTTTTGGGAATCCTACGTACCAATTTGGTACACGTCAAGAGGAATCGTATGGATATTGCGGAATTGATCGAACGCGCCAAGGATGCGACCGGGTCGCAGCTCGCCGTCGCCGAGAAAATCGGACGCCCGCACTCGCGCATAAGTGACTGGAAAGCGGGCCGACGCAAGCCCGATGCGGCCGACATCATGCTGCTTGCAGAGGTGGCAGGCGTACCCGTGTTCGAGACGCTAGCCGAAGTCGAAATGGAACTGGACACCGAGCGCAGCTCAGTATGGCAACGTGCTTTAGGAAATCTGCGAGCGGCGGGCGTAGCGGCGACTGTGTTGCTTGGCGCTACCGCCGTGGCGAGCTTGACCTCGAAGCCGGCTGATGCGGCTGAGAAAGCCCAAGAAAACAAAGACTTGGCGCGCCCGGCTGGGATCGAACCAGCAACCCCTGCCTTCGGAGGGCAGTAC